GCTTATAGATAATACTGTAACACCTGTTGGGATGCCTGTACCACTTACATCCATACCTGCTTTAATTGTACCAACAACAGTGTCAACAATATGTGTGGTATTATCAGAGTCAGGAGCATTAAACGTTAGTGTAACATCATCGGCTATAGATTGTGCAGAGGATACGACTATATTATTTTGATCTGTAACTGTTGTTACTGTAACACCAGCATCAACGCCAGTTCCTGTAACAGTCATTCCTACAACTATACTTCCAACATTACCATCTACAGCAACATTAGCTGAACTGGAAACAGTACCGTTTACTACTGCAGTTGCTGTATTGTTTACTTGTGCAGTAGCATGTGTAAGTTTAAAGGTATCACCAACAACAGGAGTAGTTCTAATGTTGGCTATGTTTAAAGTGCCACCAGATTGACTTGCACCATTTACTACAGGAGCACCATACGGTGGTATAATACTACTGTTGTATTTTGTATACCCCTCAATCCTACGATAACCACCCTCAATAGATGGTTCAAAGTTTCTAAGAGTTCTTGCAGATCCCGGTGCGTTAATACCTTGTTGCAAAGGACTCATATTAGTAACAAGTCCACCCTTAAATTCTATAGGGTATGTTTGACGAGTTGATGGCATGTATTAGTTTGCTCTAAATGAACTGACTGCAATACGGTTACGATCTATTACAGTTGATCTAACATAATCGTATCTATTAATATACAAACTACGCATGTTTTTAATTTCATCTACAAAACGTTGTTGCATAATAGAAGACTCTTGCGTTTCCCCTCTAAACATATAAGCATAGTGCATTGCACCATCTAGTAAAATATATCTAAACTGTTCTGGTATTGTAGGTACATCTGTAGCATTAATAAGATCTACAGGAAGTCTATAATACTCGTACACAACAGTATATGCTTTATCTGGTGCAGGAACAAAACCAAACTCTAAACTAGGTGTACGAAATACATAGTCAGGTAATGCTCTACGATTATCTGATGTACTATATTCCGCATCTACATATTTATCTAAGTACTCTTCATATGTAATAACTTTTAAACGTTTAGTATCATTACCTAAAGTATCGTCACGTTTAATACGAAAACTATCCATATCAATAGTTTTAGCATCTGCAGGATATGCATAACGTACTGTACCAGCAGTTAATGTTTCTTCTGCTTCTACATGATTAAAAGGCCATTCGTATTCATGTTGATTAAGATAACGAATAGCAGAGTTTACTGCATCTTTAATCATACTGTACTCACCAGTAGCAGCAGCAAAGTTACCTGATGTAAGCTCCACCTCATTAAGTCTACGGTTTACGTCATTTACTAGACCAAGATAATCATAAGCCATTTAACGTTCCTTTACCCGTAACTTAATACTGCGTTCTGCTTGACTGCCTGTGCTATCAATCATATTACAGAAAAAAGTATATTCAATGTTATTTGTACCACCACCAATATTAATAGTAGCTACAGTGTTAGTATTAGTTTGTGATACATTCTGTATATCATCAGTAGTTGCAGAACTTGAAGCAACAGTAAGTGTTTGTCCTGCACCTAGTGTAGTTTTAGTACTATAAGCAGTACTCTTTACAGACCATGTAACAGTACTAATAGTAGCACTACCAAGAAAACGTGACCAATCTACACTGTAATCTAGTTGTTCATCAGGGTCTTTATTAGGCCAACGAAAACTCATGTTTAATCCTCAGTTGCGTATACAGTTCGTTCTGCAGATGTTGCTTGTCGTTCTACAAAAACTATTCTATTCTCTTGTGGTATTCTTACTATCCTGTTTGTGTCAAAGGCAGGAATAAACACCAATCTATTCTCATTGGGTATACGTACAGTTCTGGATGCTGAAGTAGACATTATGCTGCCTCTGCTATATATACTGTGCGTCTACGGCTGTACTGCTCTCTTACAGCTTGGAAGTCAAATACCACTGCAGTTGTAGTAACAGCACCTATTGTACCTGTAGCTGGTGCAGATGCCAAAGCTTCACTTACTTTAACTTGTGCTAATGCTTGTACAGAACCTGTTGCACTCACACTATCAAGTACTTCAGTAGGTTTTTCCTCTAACTCATTTACTGTACTTGTAGCAGATACACCTGTAAGAACTATTAACGAATCTGCATGGGGTATAATAGCTGCTACTGTACCTGTAGCGGAAACACTATTTAAGTTTTCGTCTACTTGTGGTTCTACAGTACCAATAGCACTTGTAGCACTTACACCTACAGTAATACGTTCTGTGATGTCAATTTCAAAACCACCAGCAGATACAGGCTCAATAGTTCCTGTTGCTGCCACACCTGTGATGTCTTCTGTTATATTTGGAGATAATGTTCCAATAGAACTTGTAGCAGACACTCCGGTAAGTGTAATTTTTATAAATGCATTAACTGTACCTATTGCACCAGTTGCACTTACACTATTAAGAACTTCAGTAGGTTTTTCTTCTACTGTATTTACACTACCTGTAGCAGATACTCCAGTAAGTGTTCTGGATATGTCTTCAGCACCGTAAGCAGATACGCCATATCTACCTGTACCAAATCGTGCTGAAGCTGCTACAACAGCCATTAGGCTATGCGGATAACTGCATTACTACTATCGGGTGATCCACCACCTGAAGGTGGGAACTCAATAGTAAGATCACCTGCAGTAGCACTAACAGTACCACCAAAATCAATTACAGCAATAGCTTTATTTGATTGACCAGCGTTATAAATAATACATCCATCTGCTGATACAGTTACATTGGCAAATACTTCATCTGCAAAATCTACAATAGCTGTAGAGCCTGATAAACTAATTGTTGCAGAGTCTAATACTTGACCACCTGCGCTGTAGTTTGTTCCTGATGCTTCGTCAGAGTTACCTGTAACATCTGAATAGTTAGTTGTAGAAGCATTATATGTTCCCGAAGGAGATGCTTTAATTAGTGCAAGTTTAATACTGTCAGTATCCAAATCATGGATACCACCAAGTAACTCTGTTTTGAATGTATTGCACATTGCAGTTGTAATAGCCATGATTAGGTTCCTTTTAGAAGTCTACACAATATTCCATCTGTGTAATTTTTAATGCCGTATCTTTGTCTTGCCATCTAGGAACGTATATACACTCTATTTTAGAGTAACCATTCTCTTTGGCATAATTAAATCTGTTATTCCCTATAGCACAACGATATTTTAAATCTGTTTCTACCGCTTTATTAGGGTCTTGTCTTTGTGGTTGTTCTTCATAGTAAGTTAAAAATGTATCTTGACTCCAAACTATCGGGGGCCAAAGCATCCCATTATCGTCTATAGATTTTTTAATAGCTGCTAAAAACTTTCTATCTAGTAGTGCAGCCTCATCCATCTCTGAGTATACTTCGTTTAAATTAAATACTCTAGTAGACCAACCATCAACTTTATTTTTAGATTTTAGTATCATTTAGATGTTTTATAGGGGCCACTCGAAAGCAGCCCCTAAAGTTATTTATGCAAGCAGATCACGATCTACTTCTGCAGCAGCACCTGTAGCGCCCATTGGAGCATATACTACAAAGAACTGAAATGATCCTGCTGAAGGAGCATTTGAAGCTGCAAGTTTAGCAGTAATCACTGTGTCAGCAGTTGTGACATTAGTAATACCATTTACTGTGGTAGTAGTGGCAGCTAATGTTTTAGCACCATTAATATCAGCAGTACCAAGCATATCAACGTCACCGCCTGTTACACCAAAACTTACTGCGTTAGCACCACCAATAGTGGCTGCAGCAGTACACTCAGCGCCAGCAGCAAGAACCACACAATTGTTTGGAACTGTACCGATATCGTGAGTTGAGTTAGTGGTAAGATCACCGTGAGCAATCACGGCAGTCTCAATACGAACTGGAGATTGTAAAGCCATTGTTTAGTCCTCCCTTATGCCAAGTTATATTTGGCGTTGACAAGAGCTTCTGGACGAAGAATCTTGCGGCCGTATAGATGCATACCACGAACAATGTCAGCGAAGCTGTCAGGGTCACGATAAGTTTCAGTCTTATTGATTTGCTCCGCAGTTGCGACAGCAGAATCATGACCAGCTACGATAACACCGTAGTTAGCGTTTTGGTTTGCAGTACCTGTAGTACCTGAACCAGTACCAACTGAAGGCAGGTTGCTTGAAGTGTATACACGGAAACCGTGGAAGTTATTCAAGACCAGACCATTGCGTAGTCCACCTGATTCACCGAAGTCTGCGTTAAAGAGGCGTGAATCCTCGTCACGAAGTACTTCCATAAATACTGGATCAACTACCAGCCAGCGTCCTTGAGTATCAACTTGTTGTTGATCCAAGAGGCGAGCCATACGAGCAACAACCATTGCTGGTGAAGCTGTAGCAGTTGGAAGGGCTGTGGCACCAGGCAAACGTGCTGCAACTGGAATCGAGTGATCACCAGCAGAAGCAGTTGTGATGTTACCAAAGTCACCTTTTTTCAGTTTCATGCTTGAAAGCAATTCATCTGAACCAGCAGTGGCTACTGCTTTAGTACCGTTTACTTGATCATTGACAGTATCGGCATCTGTGTGCAAAGCTGACTGCTTGTAACCAGCAAGATAACCAAGAACTTCTTGGTCATGCTGATCAGCCAAACGATAAGCTGCACGGTTGGTTGCAAGATCCATGAAATTGACGTGACTATGAGCCTCCTCGATGTCATCAATTTTGAAGGCAAAGTAGTTAGCTTTGTCTACAACCAATGAAAAATCTTCATCGTCAAGATCTTGTGCTGAGATGTTAGTACCACGAGCGTATGAGCTTACGGAAATCTCAGGTTCTTTAATGATTTTAACTGTATCACCTTGGGCAGAAATCTCCCCAAAATAATCAGAGTTGGTGATGTCACCACATACAGTACTCTTGCGGAAAGCAAGCTGTACTTTTTTAGAGTAGATTACGGAACTAAAGTTACCATTAGGTAAGTTACCGTATCCCCCTGCTGTTGTAAAAGCCATGATAAATCCTCCTGATAGTTGGCTTATTTAAAAGCTAATACCAATAAGAGGCTGATCGTTTTCTAGGGTGCGTAAAGCTAACAGTCGGCCAACCGCTAGTTTACGGGCCTATACTTGAACAGGTAGTTCTTTATAGTTTAGACTTTATTGGAAATTGAGTTAGAACAAAAGGTAGTCATAAAGAGGCTTTTGTTCTATACTCCCTAGTTATACTATTGATTTTTTATTTGTCAATAGTTTATCTGGCATTACCAGATACGTCATAGACGAATTTACCATTACGCATTGCTTTGTT